GGTAGGCACCAAGTCACCCGTAGGGGCAGCAGGAGCAGATGGAGGAGCCGGTACACGCTCTGGCAAATTGCCAATTTTTGCGGCTTCTTGTAAAACCATCAACTCTTGTCTGGCTGCGTCACGCGCTGCTTTAGCAGCTTCAAAAGCCTGTTGCGCTTGAACGCTGGATGGCACATTTTTGAGAGACTGCTGTAAGTTATTTAACCTCGTCTCAGCAGCAAAGAACTTGTTTTTGGCAGACTCTAACTGAGCAAATGTGGTTCCTTGAGCCTTTTCCATAAAAGGCTGTAACGCCCCATACCCAAGCCCAGCGAATCCTGCGCCAGCAGCCACATCCTCACCGGGAACGCCCATATATTGCTCAAACGTGCCTTTTGGCTCGGGCGGTGTGATGTCGCCTTTTCTTTCCTCAGAAATTTGTTGAGCTTCTGAAGTAGTGGCTTGATCTGCGGGAGGCTCAGCTTTTACGATTGGATCCCCAAGCCCGTAAAAGTTAAAAAAATCATTCTGCTCAACCCCAGAAGCATTTTGGAATTCTTTCCAAGCCTCAGGATCTGCCTTCAGCTCCCTCAAAACAATGCGACGTCGCGCATCATCGTCGGGTGCGCTTTTAAATTCTTCGCTCTCAAGAATTTCGGTGCCACTCTTGTATCGACCAGCCATGATTTACCTCGTCCATCTTTGAAGAGCGCCGCCAGATGCTGGTGCCTCACCACTAGGCGTTGCCCTTGATGCAGGAGCTTTTGATGAGCCACCAAAGAACTTGGCATTATCTCTACGAATGTTTTCAAGCCGAGACTCGTAGTTCTTTTTCAAATCTTTAAACTCTTTCGACTCATTAACAAACTCTTGGAAATAGCCCTGCTTTTCCTTTTTGAACTTGCTCCAAAGTTCAAAAACCTTTTCATCGTACATGGCTCTTTCGCGCATAACTTCACCGCGAATCCTAACGATTTCAGGGCTCATGCTGGTAGTCAGAGCCAAAGCCGCCTGCATTCTTGTTTCAAGATCAGATGTTGCACCTTCACCCGGAACTCGGGCTGCTTTCCTTATGATGTTTCGCATTCTTGCTTCTGCATTAGCTGCATCTTGCAGAGCCAACAAATCTTCTCTGGAAAGCTTGCCTTCTGCAATTTTTCCTAATTTCACTGAATTGCTGCCCTCATCAACGGCACGAGCAATCGCTTTCACATATCCCGGCCCTTGTAGCAAGCCGAATACTTTTGGATTGCTCTTTGCACTAGAGGCCAGATCGTCAATCGCTTGTTTAAGCTCAGCAGCCTCACTTGCTCTCTTTTGAGACAAAGTAGCCAACTCAGAAGATTGCTTGACGTCTTCTTTCATGACCTCCGTTTGCTTAGCTTCTGTTTGCTTTTGCACATCGGTGGTTATGAGTTTTGGACGCTCACCGGCTGCAGCTCCCTTTTCAGAAGGAGCGAACTTTGCCAAATAAGACCTACCCATTTCTGGATCAGCCTCATTAATCTTAATGAAGTTTGCGTATTGTTCAGGCGTTAACTTAAATGGGCCATAAACAGTTTGGAAATCCTTCTGATCAATGCCAGCAGCCAAGGCTTTTTCTCTTTCCTTTTCTGCTGAAGTTTTTACACGATAGGTGCCATCTTCTTCTTTTACGAATGGGGAAGATAATCCCAAGTTTTTATAAAACTTATTGATGCCTTCCGCATCACCTTTGTTCTGCATATTAGTAAAACGTCTGAGCTGTCCGGGGCTCAAAAGGATTGTGTTGCCATCAATGGTGATGGGTTTGTAGCCTTTTTGCTCAATATCCCGTCTTCTTAAATTCAACTCCTCTTGTTCTTTTCTAAATGCGTAATACTCTGGAGCGCCGGTTTTCAGAGCAAAACCGACTGCTCCTCCCGGAGTAATATCAGGAGCGCGACGACGCGCAGGCGGCAATGGGCCAGATGGAAGAGCAATGACGGGGGCAGCCGCAGCAGGCATTTGTCCTTCTTCTTGCGCCATTCTTTGCAATTCAGCCATACGGCTACCGGCAAGTGGCATCTCAGCAGCAGGTGCCATCTGAGTAGTAGGTGCCGCAGCCGTTACAATCTGACCAATACGATCAGCTTGCGGTTCGGCTTGTGGCAAAGCACCGGCTGGTTGATCGGCTGCAGGCACTGGTGGAGCGCCTAGATTAGGTGTTCCCGGTGGCAACGTACCCTGCTCATAAGCCATAGCCAACTGCAGAGCGTCTACTCCTTGTTGCTGCTGACGCATCTTCTCGCCCAGCTCAAACTCCATCTTGGCAATATCAACGCCACGAAGCGCTTGCTTTTCTGCTTCATCAGCAGCGGCGGTCGCTGCATAGCCGATAGACTCGCCAGCCGATCCTGTCTTAGTAGGCTGCAACAAAGCACCCGCTACACGCATCAGCATGGGGTCGAACGGCATGTTCCGACGCGCATCAAGCGCACGGATCAGCTTCTCCATCTGCGCCTTAGCTTCGTTCTTACGCTGAAGAGTAGTGTTCAGGTAAGCCTGAGTCAGCGCAGATTGATCTTCTGCCGGTGCGGCTTCCTCGTCATCATATTCGTCGTACATATCAGCCATGAGTTACTCCACGAGATAGCCGCTTGCGTCGTAAAAATTACCCTGCCCATCAGTGTAGGCAACTTGAGGATTCACCATACCACCGTCAGCATAGCCACCAAATTTTTTGATGGAGTTGGCTAGGTTGACCGCCTGCTGAGCGACCCCAAGATCAGATGAGGTAGAGTTCTGAGCTGTTCCCGTATTGCCGCCAGCAAAAGAGCCAAACAACGACAGCAACCCAGCAATCTGTGACAGTGGGCTGTTTGAGTAGCCAGTCGATCCGATAGTCTGTTTGGTGGTACTTGCAGGAATAACAGCACCCGTCAGCAACTTAGAATAATCTTGAGCCTGCTTCATGGGCTGGTCTAATACTCTCTGACCTAGCTCCTGCTCTTTAGCACCCAAGTCATACAAAGTCTTGAGCCCTGCGGCACCTAGAGTCTGCTGAGTTTGTCCTAATTGCCCCAAAGCCTGACCAGCCAGCGACTGCCGCTCTAAATCCTTCTGTGCAGCGCCTAGAGCGCCTCTATAGCCTTCGGATAGCGCGGTGTACTGGCGACCCAACAGATCGGACTGCAGGTCTCTGAGAGACTGTGATGCAATCTGTGCAGCCCTCTGACTACCGAACTGACCAGAACCCGCAGCACCTGCCCGCAGGTTAGGCAAAAAGTTCTCTTGGATTGCCCGGTTTTGCAGGCGACCCATCTCTCCCACCACGTTCTGTAGGTACGGATCCATGTACTGGTTGACCATTGAGGTCGCCGGCGTAGCACCTGAAGCCGTCAGGTACTGCTGACCTGTACCTGCTGAGCCGCTACCCGCAAAGGCTACGTCAGGAGCAAGATTCAACGCCTGCTGTTGCAGAGGGCTAAAGCCAGCTACACCACCCTGCTGAACCGCCGCCTGACCGAGGTTAGCGATGTCCTGAAGGTAATTGGTGTAAAACTCGGGGGACGAGGTGACAGTCTGATCTGTACTTACGGTTGCCGGATTTGGCGCTCCCTGAAATATATCTGCCATTTTATGCCTCGCTAAATTTGTTGGATTTTTTCACGTTGTCAATCCAAGGAATTACCTGCAGATTTAACGGAACATGAAGGCCAGAAACGTTTTTGCCCCTTATTGGGATAATGTGATCAACATGCCATAAAAACCCCAACATTTTTGTTCTCAAAGCTGCAAGTTCATAAATTTCTTTGATCATCCAAAAATCATCTTCGGACATCCACTTAGGGGTTCTTTTAATTTTTGCTTGTTGATATTTTGCTTCATAAACTGACCGCATGTGTTTATTTTTTGCAAACCAATTTCTAACCTGTTTTTGTCGCTCTAGTTTGGTTTCTTGCGGTTCTATATTTCTTGATTTTTGTGACTTTATCGCCCTACAAGCCAAACAGGATTTGCATTTCGTATGTCTTAAAGAAATGTGACCGTACTTACAAGGCTTGCCAGTAAAGTAGTGAGCTTCGCCTTTTTGCATTGCCTCATATCTAGCGCCACGCTCAGCCACGGCGAGCTCCTTTCTTTTGTGCTGCGGCTAGGTAAGCCAGCGGGGATTTTGCAGGGGGAGGAATCTTATTCACTGGGGCCGAGCGCTTATGAGCCCGGAGTTCCTCTCTAAATTTATCGAGAATCTTTGAGCCAGCCTTCGTAGAACCATTACCAAGCTGAGCCACGGTATCCGCATCAAAGACGTACTCACCATCTGCCAGCATCGCTGGGATGTCATCCGACTGACCATCGCCGGGGCCTGTTACAGCCGAACCAGCGCGGTAGTCTTTACGACCCTGAACTAGAGGAGCGTTGTCAGCGTGGTGGACTTCGTTCAGGCCACCGTGTGCCATACCGCCCTGAGCCATGTTCTGTAGGTATTGCATAGGGTCAACATGCTGACCGTAGGTGTAGTAAGCAGCGCCACCATCAGCCATCTGCGTAGGGATAACCTCATTCAACGGTCTAGCCAGTGGGTTCACCATACCTGTGGTCGGCGTGAAGCTGGTCATAGGGGTCTGACTAGCTCTCAAAGCACCGATATTAATCGGGCTGCTGATCGACTGAGGAATCTCAGGAGCCGACGCATACTGACGGTAAGGAGCAAACCTGACAGGCCCGATTTGAGTCGTTCTTGGAGGGATAACACCTACCTTAGACATATCGATGCCTCGGTACGCATTAGCCGCCTGAGACTGCGCCTGAGCGTTCATTAAGTGGGTCATCAAGGCACCAATCAAAGCGCCACGAGCTGATGGGGCAGAGATAATCTTATCAAGGCCTTGAGCTACTTGATTTGCACCGCCGTCTGCAAAATGGGGAACCATACCGCCCTCTTTCATTAAAGGAGTTGCCATACCACCGTGGGCATAGTAACCGCTACCCGAATTAATAATGTTCCGTGTTGTAGGGGTGTAATAACTATTACGCTCTGCCACTATAGGCACAGAAGAAACGTCTTGATTATATTTTGAGTAATCAACATTACCGGCAGCGTCAACAATATCTGTAATGCCCTGAATTACACCACCCCCAGATGGAGTTGGCATCAGAGAGCCAATCACCGCGCCTAACAGAGTACCCGTCGTAGGATCGACTCTGGTATCTACTGTGGGGATCACCGGCTGAGGTTCAGTCGTCTTCTGCTGACCCGACCCCGGCTGCGTCAATGCGTAAGGAGCGAAATTCAACATCGCCGGAGTCTCGCTGATCGTCGTCGGACGCGCTTCTGGGAAAGCCAATCCACGGAAGTCACCCGTAGTCCCCACGACTGCAGGCGGGGTTGTTGGCGTACCACCACCCGGTGCTGTGCCACCCGGAGGCGTCAATATGATGTTCTTGAGTTCTTTATCCGTTGGGATGTTTAGATACGTGAAGATGTTATTAGCAACATCCTCTGCCGTCATCATCGTGCGGATTGGCTGCCCAGTCGCCGGATCTATCGTTAGGTTTTCTTTGGTAAATGGATATGGGAACTTAACGCCCATTTCTTTTGCCACATCAGCCTGCAGTAAAGTCGCAGGGTTGATGTTTTGCCCAGTCTGCTCTCTTGCCCTATCAACAATTTGTTGACGCGCAGCCGACTCAGCCATTGCCAAAGAGGCATCAGCGTCTTCGCCAATCTGAACGCCCAAAGCATCCAACACGACTGTCGCTTTAGGCTCAGACAGAAGGGCATAGAGGGTGTTAGCGTTCGGGTCTCCGTTGCCTGTAATCTCTCTAAACTTCTCTGGAGTGGAAACCGCACTCAAAATGCGATCAGCATCTGCTTGAGACAGAGAGCCAGAGATCGTCGCTAGGTTGACCGCCTGACGAATACGATCTGGCTGCAATACGTCGTTACCAGCGAAGACCTTGAACTGCCCATCAGGCGTATATCCACTGTACGTAGGACGCTGTGTAATCGGATTAACGAATTGAACGTACTGACCAGCAGCGGTTTTTGAAACATTAGGTCTTAATGCTGCTGTCGCCTCATCAAAGATATATGGGTTGTCATACGCAAAACCGCCTGCGAAGGGGTCTGCCCCCAACGCATCGATAACAGCCTTGGAAAATCCCTGTGGGTTATTTGCTAATGCTTGAGCATCAACGCCACCAGCAGATCCTTTAAATGCATTGGCAAACTGTTCTTGGGTGTAAAGATTTTTATCTTCTTGACCCAACCAATATTGAATACCCGCTTCGTCAGGATTTCTTCCAAAGTTTTTACGATAAGCAGAGACAATCTGTTGCCGGTCGTAGTTGAAACCATCAGTCGTGCGGTCAAGCTCTTCCGCTACTTGTGCTGCGGTTTTCTTGCCTGTGGCTATCTGATTAGCATAATAATCAAGCCCTTCAGAATCAGCAGGACGACCTAGCTGCTCGAGGTAAATCTGCTTGATTGAGTCCAAAACAGATTTATTTGTAGAGGCAGCGCCCGAGGAACCACCTCCACCACCGCCACCACCGCCGGAACTAGACGAGGCTTGAGTTGTAGAGCCTCTCGCAACAATAGCCGCACGTTCTGCTGAACCAGCAATATCAGCCGAGAGCTTTTCAGGGCTCTGCGTTTTGTAGTAATTAAGCGCGGCTGGCTCTGGCTCACGGCCTAATTTCTCAATAAACGCTGCCTTGATTTGCGCTTCGCTGGCATTTCCGCCATCAGCCATCATCAATAGTGGGCTCATGTTAAGTTCCTTATAGCCTCTAAACCGCCTACAAAGGTAGGCTTACTTGTTCGTCTCGCCATAATCTCTTCAGGCGACATCATAGTATTTGTTACAGGGAAAAGCTCAGCAGGGTTGCGATAAATAGGCACCCCATATCGATTTTGTTGCTGTTGAGGCTGTTGTCCGCCACTAACGATGTCAGAGAGATCAGACGCCTTCCCGACAACATCTTTTGCTTTATTCACAAAGCTAGACAGACCACCCGGTGGCGTTGTCACGCCGGGGAACTTCAATCCCACCGAACCCGTGCCAATCTGCTGAGCGCCAGCATTTACTTTGGCACCAACATTAGGTGCTAGACCCTGTCCTGATGCCACCTTAATATTGCCAACACCACTCGCTCCGGGTATTGTCGAGCCAGTTACTGAACCCGGCATCTTTAAGCCGCCACCCAATAACTCAGTACCACCAGCAGCCGGAGCACCTCCCGGCGATATGTAGCCGGGCATTGTAGGGGTCTTAAAAATAGTGCTTGGGATGTTTGTTCCCACATACGCAGGCGTTGCTGCCGCTGATGTAAAGCCTGCTGGGCCGATACTTCCATAACCGCCACCAACAAACCCGCCACCAACGCTTGTCCCCGCCCCCGCTCCAGCAGTAGCCCCAGCAGTAGCTCCAGCGCCCGCAGCGCCCAAAACCTGACTCAGGCCATACGCACCTAGAAATAAGCCGCCTGCAGCCAGCAGGAACTTAAAGAACGTATTCTCGTGAGTGTCGTTGTAGTAAGTCTGGTAGTCAGCAGCAACCTTGTCTACCTTCTGAGCCGTAGTCTGAGCAATGTCCTCAGGATCGGCACCCAGATCAATCGCTCGTTTTGACAAGTCTTGATAGCGCACACCTAAAGCCGCCAACTTATCAGCGTTCTTACCCTCAGCCGTGACGTTCGGATCGATGTTCTGCTCAAGCCAGTTGTTGACATAGACACCAGCCGCAGCATCCCGCACAAAATTGCCGGGGTTTGCGGCATACGCATCAACCGCCGCTGCAGGGCCATACAGATCAATCATCTGCTGGGCTTTATCCTCGTCCGTAAACGCCGCAGTCCCCGCCTGCGAGAACCACATGGCATACGTAGGGAGGTCATAGGCGTCAGCTCCAGAGTAGACGTCGTAATCAGCAGCCGAGTCAGCGGGGTAATACTGACCCTCATTGAACGAAATGGGGTTCATTAGGTTGAGCCCCTCCATACCAGCACGATTGTCTTGGTATGGGTTTCTGAGCTGAGCTAATGCAGCGAAGTCATCAGGCAGCTCAATGCCCTTCTCTTCGGCATATCTACGAGCTTCAGCTTCAAACTTCGAGTTGATGTACTCCTGAGCCTCAGGCGACCAGCCTACCTCTTCGATCCGCTTGGGATCCATCGCGTAGTCATAGTTGGTATCGACTAGCTTCTGCTCACGGCGGGACTGCTGACCCATCGTGTCTACCCCTTTATGGGGCTCAGCTTCAAACTGCGTTAAGTAGTTTCGGTATGCCTCTTCGTCCGGCAGGCGACCTAGATAGTTCTTAAAGACTCGGACTAAGTTAGCCTCGGGCAGCTTCATCAAGTCACTACGCAGTACCGAGGGCCTGAAATCTAGCCGCTCAGGTTGAGCGCCACCCATCGTCGTTGACGAGTAGTTGTAATAGTCATCCATCCCCATGACGCGCTGTAACTCAGCATCGCTTGGGCCACGACCTAAGACATTCTGAAACTGTCGGCTGATCTGATCCTGCGGAGTCATACTCTTGTACTCATCCGAGTTCAGAATCGTATCGGCAAGCTGAGCACGACTAATATCCTGACCAACCAAATCAGCCACAGCACCCTCGTCTGGGTCTCTGCCAAGATAGTTTTGGTAGACGTAGTTAACGTCGGACTTTTTCAGTGCCATTATTTCACCGGAGCGTATGGGTTAACATTGATTGCATTCACTAATGCAGCCGCCCAGTCTTGCCAGTTGTCATACACGTAAGGGCCGGGGATCGCCTCGTTTGAGAAAACATCAATCGCCTTCAAGCCAGCCGCCCAAGTCTTCCAATCGCCATCAGGAATAGCCAACTGCTGCGTGGAATACGCCTCAACCATTAAAGAAGCCCACGACTCAAACGTGTGGTACCGAGGATCGTAGACGAGCGCAATATCAGACATTAGTAGCCCCTGACATCACCGAAGTTGGCGCTAATCAAGACACGACCCATCTGGTAGTTACCGCCCTGTACGTTGCTGCCAAACTTTAAACGACCTAGTCGGCGCTGCTCACGCATGTCGATCTTGTTCGTGTTCGGATCAAATGCATACGGCTGGCTGTAGACGTCCTCAACCTGCGCGTAAGGACGACCAACGACTTGGACATACATCTCGCCAGAGGCCACAAAGTCTGGCTCAATACGCTCGATATGCAGCCACTTGTTCTCGCCGATGCTGCCATTAGGAATGTTCGGAGACTGTGCAGGGCCACCCGCTACCCAGCCTAAGTCCGATGTCTCGAAATAGCTCTCAATCGCCAACGTGTTCTGACCGTCAACCGCATCTGTGCCAATCTCATGCTGCCAAATCGTCGTTAACCCAGCCATTGTCACAAACTCAGCGGTCTCCGTATTTGAGGCCGTCGCATTAGCAGATAGGGTGACCGTGATGTTCCCCGGTGTAGCACTCGGTGCTATAGCAATCACATAGGCACCACTAGGGATGCTTGCTGAATCCACGACTTGATTCAAGCCAATCTGGTTTGTGTTCGCCATCTCGATGTCAGCATTACCGCTAGTCGTAGTAATGCTCGATGAGAAGATAGGCTCTTCAGTTGTCAGGTTAGTTCCAGCGTTTACTGGAAACCTAAAGACCTGCGAGAAGTAACCAGCCGACCGCGCAGCACCCGGACTAAAGCCACCGTCGTACCACGTGTTCTCGCGGACGTTGTAGATGATGCAGTTGTTACACTCTTCCGAGTCGCCATGCGGGTAGAACCACCAAATCTCGCCGTACCGAGGCACTTTGGTCGCCCAGACCTTTTGACGCTGAGCATAGTTCAGATTGTCAAAGAAATAGTTCTGGTTAATTGAGTTGGGAATTTCTTTGACTACCCCGTTGTATAGGAGGAACCGATCAACCCCAATCCAATAATAAATGCCGTCGTATTCAATAACAGACTGAGAAGAAAGAATAGAACTTTGGTTAGAAATGGTGTCATAGCGCCAATAGGTAGATGGTGCCCAGTTCTGAGTACCAGACACACCCAAAGTCTGCGGCGCATAAGACACTCGGATGAGCGAATCTAACGACCAAAATAAGCCAGACGGGGAGTTAGAACCACCTCGAACTGGCAAGCCCTTTACGATCTTCGTAGAAGCTGCTGATACCTCGTTAGACTCTGCGCTGTTCCAGTCAAACGGATCACCTGCTGCGGAGTTCTTAATTAACCCATTGTCGCCATAGACAAACACGTAAGGGTGTAGAACCACCACACCCCCAGAGACCGACACGACGTTGCCTGTAGGCGTTGGCCCGTTGATGTCTTTAAGCGGAGTAACGACCGATCCCAGTACAGAACCAGCTAAAACTGCCGAGTTTGCTGTGTTGTCGATCTGGGCAAGATTCAGTCCCGGATGCGCTAACAGCAGGGTATTCTGTGACCCTGCAGAGTCGTACATCGCATCGAACTGCCAGAGGTTCAAATCACTTGCGGTGAAGCCTGATTGAACCGTAGCCACAGGCACAGAGAAGCCTGAACCTGTACCACCAATAGCCGAAGCTGGAGCAGTCAGAGAATCGCCAACAGAATAGGATGTGCCGCTTGTTGTGATTGTGACAGTCGTGACGACGTTACCGGCGACAACTATCGTTGCTTTAGCGCCAGTACCAGTACCGCCAGTAAGACTAACATTTGTATAAGTACCGTTAGTATATGTAGTACCACCGATGACCGTCCCTAAAGTAAGAATACTGCCGCCAAACGTAAAAGGCGTAAGCCCTGCACCAATGCCGTTATTGTCAACCGAAAAGTTCTCCAAACCCGCTGAATAGCCACTGAAGATACGGTTGAAGCCGTCTTCAGAGTTCACATAGACACCACGAGACAAACCATGTACTTCGTTTGTCATCGACCGATAGCCACCGATCTTACGTGGGCGACCGCGCTGAAAGCGTACCCAACGACCATCAACATACAAATTTTTGTCGAAGAAGGTACCGTCGCGCTGAACGCCCGGCTCGGTGTCTAAGGTGAAAACCTTTGCGGTCATACAAATGTCCCGCCAGAAATACCGCTAGGTGCAGTAATACCGTTTGCACTAACTGTAAATTCATTCACGCCTAAAACAGCGATGTTGAACTCACCAGAAGTAGCGCGGTAGATACCTGTACTGACTTCGTTTGCAAAGTTCAAAGAAGGAGCGGCAACAGTGCCATCTGCAAGAGATACGTTAGTAAGACCCACCGAAACAGTAATCGCAGCGATGATATTTGCAGAGTCACAGATGACGATAGAACTCTCGCCCTGAGCAATCGTTACATCATTGCCCAAGCCTGTAGAGATCGTCACATCGTAGTTACTGACCCCACCAATCGCCTCGTTGATGATGTAGTAGACCTGAACCGTCGGGGGAACGATAACTGTCGCGTTCCCTAGCAAAGTACCTGTGTACTTCTGGATGACGTTAGATGCTTCAGTAGTCGTGAGCGTAAACGTACCGCCTGCGGAGACGTCTTTCGTCAACTGGGTAAAGTTGAACTGCGTAGATTTACCCAAGCCAACCGTATAGAAAGCCGATCCAGAACAGACCACGATACATGAGTCTGAAGGCTGCAGGATGATTGAGGCAGAACCGTTGATCAGCGTTCCACCCTGAGCCGCAACAGTCAAAGCACCCGTACCAGCGTTCCTCAGCATCACAAACCAGTTATTGCCAAGGTTAGCGACGGTATCTAAAGTCAGTGTACCCGAACCACCTGTCCACACATACGTCTGTGCGCGGTAAGCAGCAGTCGCTGTAGCTGGGGTACTGAAGGTCGTAACAGGATGCGACTGATTAAGCGTCACGCCCGAAGCCAACAGACCGTAGCCAGCTAGTGTCCCAGCGTCAGCATTTGAGGAGCCAACACCAAAAGCAATCGTGCCCCAAGTGCCTGCCTCGGTATTATTGTTTGTGATGTAGATGTACTTCGTCTCACCAGCGGCAATCGAGATGATCGTGCCAGCGTTGTCATACGTCTTAACGGTGAAGGTATTTGCCCCGACGTTTCGAATCAGGGCGTCGTTACCTACCGAAGTCTGGTTTGCAGGCGGCATGTACAGCGACAGACCCGAAGTCGTCGCCGTCACGTTCATGATCCGGGCTGCGTAGTCATCCGTTGCGTTACCGTTAATAGGCCACTGAAGCTGCGTATTAGCCGATAGGGTTATCGCACGGAAAGAAACATCCGTGGGCTGGATCACCGTTCCGGTGAAGGGACTGTTGTAGCTCATAGTTAGCTATCCAATGCAATGGCTTGACGATCACCCATCCGCTGGATGTCTTCGGCTTTCAGTACCTGCATGATCTTGTCGTACTGAGCCTGCCACATCGGTATGCGCTCATCGTTCTTCAAGAACGGCATAGCCTGTAGCAGAGTGCCGTACAGCAGCGCCTGTGGGGCGTAGATGGTGAACCAGTTAGTTTGGTTGGACGAATCCAAAGGCTGGATGCGCTCGTAGTACAGCACCTCAAAGGCATAGTCATCGTCCGGGGTAGGGGCGATCAGCCAGTGGGTGTAGTCGTAATCAGCGTAGAACTTCGGTGGGTCGGTCTGGGTAGGATCAGGCCAATACTCCCGCAGGTACTCGTATTTACGCAGGAATACAGGCTGTCTGACACCACCGACGGTAACATTCATCGACACAGTCTTGTGCCAGCGGGCAGGCTTATCTACCACCGCTTGACCTGTCACAAGGTTAGACTGCATAGGGGTAAGGTTGCCAAGAAACTTGATCTCAGCAGCGATCACTTGCTCGGCGAGCATGATGAACGTAGGAATCTTTTCTAGCGTCGCCTGATCGGTACGCTCCAAATAGCTTGATATATCAGCAACCAAGCTATCGTATGTCATCACAGCGGCTGGCATACGGCCTCCTGTTTACGTTTTTCCCAAACCTTTTTTATCTTCTCTGAGTGTTTGGCTTTTGCCTCATCATCCCATTTGACGACGCCTTTTAAACCTTTATTCCAAGCCGTTTGAGCGCCTTGAACACCTTTGTTCCAAGCTACTTGAGCGCCAACCAAGCCAGCGTTCCAAGCCTTCTGCCCAAGATGGGACTCACGCATTTTTTGTATCGTTTCTTCGGTATGCTTTGCACCTTTTCGATTGCTTGGCTTACCTTTTTTTGCGGCGGAAATTTTGGCTTTTGTGCTTTCAGAATGCCGCATACCTTTAGCGGATGAAGCGCCGTTATCTAGCCAAGTCTTCAAACGATTAAACGCCCAAGCATCCCCGTCTGTTTTAAACATTTTCCAGCGGACAAAGTGAGCGATGGCATGGTCATACGGATGGAGAACGACCAAGTTTGAGGGGTCATCAGTGCCCCCAAGATGTTTTGGAATTATGTGGTGTTTATGGAAACCTTCCAATAACCCATTTTTTGATACAGCGGCAGTCGTCATTACCACACCTTTTTCTTGATAGATTCAGGCTGCGGGACGAATTGTTTGCCTTGTTTAGTACCCTCTCTCTTGGCACGGGTCGTAGCACCGTACTCGGCAGGAGTTAATTTTTCTCGGGCTTGCTTCGGCAAATATCTTTCGCCAGTCGCCTCAGAACCTTGTGTGGACGGTTTGCCAGACTTCGTACCCCAGTCTTCTTTTGTCCACTTTGCAAGTGAATTATCTGCCTTTTTTGGGCCTTTGTAACCCCCTCCGGCACCTTTATATTTCTGAGTTGCTAATTGAGCCTTCCGGGCGCTCCACTGCCCCGGAGATCCACCCTTCCCAGAGGCTTTCACAGAAGCAACAATGCGCTTCCATTTAGCCGGATCTGACTTAACGGCGCTGCTCATAGGACTCCCTTACTTGGTTGTACTGGGCGTAGCACTGCTTGAGGGCGATCCTGAGCTCATCCCCTTCTCGACCGAGCCGGACAAGAAATTCGCTATCCTCTCGGTAAAGCTCTTTTCCGGTACAGGCACTTGATCCAGCACTGGTGGCACTGGACACGGCACTGGAGGGACGGGTTTGGCGGTCGCGCAAGCTGTTAGCCAAAGCGGTATTCCGAGCAAGCAAATCACGCGTTTCACGGGTCTTCTCCTGTCTTAGTTTGTCCGCACCCATCTGAAGCTGCTGCTGGCGCTCTACAGCCTCCTGAAGCAGTTTATTGTAAGCAGCGGCTGTCTCAGCCTTCTCTTTGTCCCAAGCCTGCTGTACGGCCTCCTGACCGCCTTCATAGCCCTTGTAGTAAGAAAGCCCGCCAAAGATGCTGACAGCGGCTACACCTACCAAAACTAGATATGGGTTCACTTGGGCTCCGCGAAGTACAGGGAAATCTCATCATTCCGGCGCTTCACCAGACCCGGCAAGACTTTGCCGCCAGCCTTGGTGAACTTCAGGAACTCCTGCTTGACCCCCTCAAAGTCGCCGCGATTGTGCTTCTGCCGCAGGGTAGATCTCTGGAGGGTGCCTAGCCCAACATTGAATGCAAAGCTGACCAACGCCCCCAAGCGATTTTCGTTAAGATGGTCAGGGCAGTAACGAAGAACACCAGCGACAAAGCGCTGTAGGTCTTTCTCAAGGATCGTATCCACTTCGTCTTTGCTAAATACACGGGAGTCCTCTGCTTTTAGGGCAAACTTATCTCGTTGATCAATTGGCATCTTGCCCTGCTCAGGGTAGAGCACATGCCCCACCCCGATAGTCCACAACTTAGCCGGACACTTGTAGGGCTTGTATCTTACCCCCTCGTGGTGCTTGATCATTGCAATTGTGGCAACCGGCAGTTTCATTTGCCAGCCTTCGAGTTGCCACGGGAGCCAAACCACATAGCGATGATCGTTCCTAAGAGCGCCATCTCGTCAGCGTCGAACACAATCTCCATGATCTGAATCAGCTCACCGATTGAAGTGACCTTGTCGCCGTGTAGGAAGATCCACAGCATGGTCAGCAGGTTGATCAGGACTAGCTCAAACACGAAGATGAAGGTCACGAAAGGCCGAGTAGCGGCGGTCATATCTTTGACCCACTGGGACGAGGATTCCAAGAGTTTCTCTTGGTTGCCGTAGATCATGCCCATCTGAGCCATGTACTGCTGGTGATCCTGCTCATCGTTCTCTCGGACTTCTTCCGTCTTATCCGCCGGCGAGTAGCCTTTGTCCGTCAACCGGAGTTGCTGCTGCATCTGCATGTGCAGGATGTCTAGCTCGTGCTTCTTGTCAGCACGGTCTTGCAGCATGTCAAAAAGTCTGGGGAACAGGGCGACGATATAGCCGCCAATAGTAGAGATGAGAGTCAGCATGATTACCTTCCGTAGAGTCGTTCTTCCAAAATCTCTCTCCGCAATTCCTTCATCTTCTTAACTTCTTGGACTGCCGCCTGTGTGGCGTAATACATGTCGTAGTACATAAATGCTAGGATCGGCATGATGACGAAGAACATCAACAAGACAGCCATTACCGTGACGATTAGTGACCAAGGGACGTTCTCATCATCGCGCTTCTTGTCGTCAGAAACATTAGAGCCACTGCCCATATAATTACGAATACCGTTGCCGACACCCAAGCCGCTTTTGCTTTGACTTCCGCTATTCTTCTTCTGCGTCGCCATGATGCTATCTGTGCCAGCCTAAGTTCCTCTGCGTGAGCCTCTTCCTGCTCTTTGACGATCCGCTGCCACATCTCCTCAAACTTGCCCCAGAGTCCAGATAATTCCGGCGGGCTGCGATACACCATGGTTTCGCGTATCTCAGTCAGCATCGCATCTAGCCTTGACGTAATCAGGATGCGCTTTAATGCCCGCCTGCCAATACTTTCTTCACCTCTGTAGACCTGCTTGGCCTCCAACTGCTCTTTTAAGAACAGCTTGCTGATAGCGTCATACGCATCCATCAACGCGCCTAGCTGGTTACCGATGTCCGTAAACACATCGTTAGGGTCAGCCTTGGCTATCTCCTGCACACGCTGGACTTCTGCGTGGTACTGCTGCTTCTGTACTGGCGTCGGATCGACGATCTTGTTGTACTGCTCCTTCAGATCATCTAGTACTTCCTTGACCTCGCCCGCTGCGCCTTTAATCTCTTTGTAAAGCTCACACCCCTTCTTAACTGCTGCTACAGCCGCGTTCGCCGCAGCTAAAAGAGTTAGCGGATCCACATCCTAACTATCCGCCAAAAGATATGTCCGACAGTGGCGCACCCGAAAATGTGCCATCAGAGACAACCCCAGCCGCAGCGCCAGAACCACCAAAGAACATCAACACAATCCCGCTCATGCTAGACCTCTCATAAACACCACCGTATCCGCATCAATGAAAACCGCATTCATCATGCACCTCGGCGGGAACTCAATCATCGTAGACTTCACCGTATAGCCAGACCGATAACTATTCTGCACTTCGCACTGGATTGTTCCAAACTCATCTCTGTTGTTAAAGAGAATCAGAGCATCTCCTTGCGAAAATTCCCCGGCAGGAATCACGACTACCGGGGAATGCTCAATGTTCACGATCTTATTAGCGTGCTCCTTTAGCAGCTTCATGTCTTCGGATACTTAGCTTTAACCTCAGCAATCTTGGCTGTCATAGCAGTCGCCGCCTCGCCACCCTTCCACATCGCATCCAACTGGTCAGCCAAAGATGGATACTCGGCACGACGCAGAGCGTAGTAGTCAGGGTTGTCAGGCCGCACGACCTCGGACTTATCAATATCCACCGTCCGCGTTTCACCGCCCATAGGATCAGGAATCTCCCGAGTCTTAGGGGCAACAGCCCAAGCAGCTTCTTTGGCATCAATGTCAGCATAGATCGCCGCCTCTTTGGATGCGATATAAGCCGACAGGTCAGCACCTGCTGGAATAAACAGCGTCCAGTCATACGTCTGCCCGTTATGCTCAACCTTCAGATAAGCCAGCGCACGCTCTTCACCCGCTAGGTTAGACGCAACGCCCTCAAGTGAAATGCTCATTTTGTAGCCTCCAATCTAAAGTTCTTGCCCGGATGCTGCCCAGTCGGCGGCAGTATCTGGATGTCTTTGAATCCCACATGGGCGCACAAGTCTGCCAATGACTTAGGGGTATAGCCCCACAGATGAGGAGACAACGCACCGTTCTTCTCAGTCTCAGGCGTAATCCTATCTACATGCGCCCCAAAAATACACATCGCCGTCATGTGCTGATCTGCGCCGCTCTGCTCCAAATAGTCTCGGCACAACCCCTCAAGGTCAGGCGTCTCCAGCACCAGCTTGCCGCCATCTTTCAACGTCTTGTGCCAGTTAGCCAATACGCCCGGCGCTCGATGCTGCGGGAAATGCTCAATCACATGACTGCCAAATATCTCATCTGCACAGCCCTCTGGCAGATCAAGCTCCATGATGTCCATCTTGATGTCGGTGTCGCTGTGCATATCGACACCCATATAGCCTTCCAACCGATCACGACCGCAACCCATGTTGAAGCGGATAGGCTGGCCTTCCTCCTGCATCTGAGCAAGGATTGCCGCATATCCAGCACCGGGGCCAGTGCCTTTAGGCAAACGATCAGCCCAGCGCCGATCAATAAAGTCTTTATCATCCAGCGTCAGCGGTCTGGTAGGCGGGATGTTGGTGTAGTAGTTCTTCAAATCCACCGACGGATGCGCCGTGTACATACCTGTCGCCAAGTCCATGTGCAGGCACTGAACGTCCGTATTGACTAGCAGCTTGGTGCCGCGCTTGTGCAAACGGTGAACAAAGAAGTTGTCCTCACCAATGAACGGTATCTCGTCATTAATGTTGTTGCCAATACAGCAGAAGGGCAAGTCAGGGTTCTCTGCCTTCATGTCTTGCAGGATCTTAATCGGGATTAGCATGATGTCCATGCCAGTCTGCCAAGCGTCAATGATCTGCCCCGGATCGACGTTCGGGATTGTGATCCAGTCACCCTCACGCACCATGATCATCGCGTCTGAACACTTGATGTAGTACACACCCGTGATCACAGCGTCAGGATACTGCTCGGACGTACGCATCAGCTTCTTGAATGCGTCGTAAGGAACAACCGTATCCTCACCGATAAAGAGCATGTACTTGGCACCAGACTCCAGCGCCTGCTCAATCAGGTAGTTACGGGCAACGTCTACCTTCTCACCGCCGATATTGCAAAAGCCATGTGAGAAGCCCATCAGGTCTACGTGCAGACCGTCATACCCATCGAAATTCTGTGCGGCTGTTTCTTCTAAGTTGCGACGAGGTTGTGCAATCACGACGTATGGCTTAATAGTTTTAGACTCGTCGTAGATTTCCTGCATCGCGGCGATGATTTTCTCTCGGTTGTACACACTCTCTCCTTTGTGTGGTGGTTAAAATTTATTGAAGAACGGCGATAGGGCGTAGCCTATATTTCTTGTTGTGCCGGTGGATATTTTTAGACCGGGCATTGTTGAATTGGGCCATGCTCCACCCGGAACAAAATAAATATCTCCACTTGGAGATAATACCGCGCCAGCAAGATATTGAGATACCCCCCCTCCGGGAACACTAAGTAAACTGTATGTTGAGACAACACCCGATGCGGATACCTTTTGTCCAACCGGAGCTGTAAATGGGACAAAATGGATGTCACCATTTGGCGCAAGAACTCCACCAGTGAAAGCGGTGTTTGCGGTCGTATAAATTAAAGAATAAGTAGAAACCACACCAGCCGCTGATATTTTTTGCCCTCGACTAGCATCTCTAGGAACAAAATGTATGTCGCCGTTTGCTGCCAAAACGCCGCCCATATATTGACCATTTACTGTTGATGTTGAAACTAATGAATAAGTAGATACAACACCCGCTGATGATATTTTTTGCCCCCTGTTTGCACTAAATGGAACAAAATGTATATCACCATTTGGCGCTAAAACTCCGCCAAAATAAGCATTGCCGGTCGTATACACCAACGAATAAGTTGATACCACACCTGCTGCTGATACTTTTTGCCCAACCGAAGCAGAATATGGAATAAAGTGTATATCACCATTAGGCGCTAATACACCACCCATATATCCCGGGGTGCCAGTTGTTACTAACGAATATGTAGAAACGACCCCTGAAGCAGATATTTTTTGACCAACGGCTGCCTTTTGTGGGACAAAATGTATGTCTCCATTTGAAGCTAATACACCTCCCGTATATCCTTCGCCTGTTGTGTAAACTAATGCGTAAGTAGATACAACGCCAGATGAAGATACTTTTTGTCCTCTAGTTGCATATACAGGAATAAAGTGTATGTCTCCGTTAGTCGCCAATACGCCGCCTATATAAAACTCCGTCCCTGAGCTAGTCGTATTAATCAAACTATACGTACTGTAAACGCCGCCAAGCCCATTATTGTTGTACGGCACACCGTTGATGACGGTACGGTCTAGCTCTTTCTTCAGGTTTGTCCACGCCACCAGATCAGTGCCTACCTGACTGGTATCCCCCTGCGGTACTGTTCCTTCTGTCGCGTCTGCGGGGAAAGTACAGAACACATCCTTAGTTCCGGCACTCCAATCTACTTTGTTGTTGCTATTGGATGATTCAAGGACAGTGCTACGAATCAAAGATGTTCCGGGATATGAAACTTCGCCAATACCAACCTCCCAATCTGTACCATTGGTGAGGCAATAATAAGTATTAATGGAAGTTGCTAAATCATATTCACGAACGTCAGCATTACTAGTTTCAGTTATATAAAACTTTAAGCCGTCCGACTTAAAAAATATTCCAGTTCCTTGTAAATTAGTTTCAAACAAAGAAGAATACGCAGCAGTTGAAATATTCCAAGCAGTTCCTAAGGAATATTCAAAAATGTTATTGGCGGCTATTATGTACATCTTTAAGCCGTCCGACTTAAAAAACACACCCTGTGGCAATGTTGTTTGTGATACAACACTAAAATTTCTTAAATAAGATGCAGTGGAAATGTCCCAAGCTGACGATAAATCATACTCATTTATGTCATTTCCAGTCCCACCAACAACATACATTTTGGTGCCATCATCTTTAAAAAATACTCCAGTTGGGGTTGTGTCTTGTGCTGATACGGATTTTGTTTGTAAGTAAGACGCTGTAGAAACATTCCAAGCAGATGACAAATCATATTCATAAACCGAATCGTTGGTTGCTCCAACGACATACATCTTTAAACCATCGGGCTTGAAAAACAAATCTCGTGGCGAGGTGTCTTGGGCTGATACCGAAAAAACTTGAAGGTATGTGGCTGTTGATATATCCCATGCGGAGGACAAATCGTATTCATTAACGTCATCGCCAGTTGCGCCAACAACATACATCTTTAAACCATCTGGCTTAAAAAATATACCCTGCGGGGATGTTTCTTGCGCCCCTACGTCTTTAAGCTGCAAATAACTAGAATATGTGATATTCCATGCTGGACTAGGAACTAACGAAGAAAACCCTTGGAATCCTGTGACCGCCGCGCCGAGCGTGAACGTGCCAGTACCAGTCGTTGTGCTTGTTACTTTTACTCTATCTTTAACGACATAAGGCATGGTGTGATCCTTAATACTTATTGAGGTATGAGCTTAGGCAGGTGTCAAGGCCGAAGGGTATGGCGGCGCAGGTGGAGATTTTTTGGCCTACTGTTGCACTCGTTGATTTAACAAAATAAATATCACCACTTGAATTTAATACACCACCTCGATATGCTCCTGTTGTTGTATAAACTAATGAATATGTAGATACAACACCAATGGCTGATATTTTTTGTCCAACATTAGCATCGCAAGGAACAAAATGAATATCACCATTAGGAGCTAAAACTCCACCATCATACTTGTTTGTTGTTGCTGTATAAACTAAAGAATAAGTGGATACGACTCCTGCTGAGGATATTTTTTGACCTACGTTTGCCTTTTGTGGAACAAAGTGTATATCTCCGTTTGGAGACAATATGCCTCCAGCATATCCCTCAGATAACGTATAAACCAGCGAATATGTAGACACAACCCCAGCGGCTGATATTTTTTGACCCCTATTTGCATAATAAGGAACAAAATGAATGTCCCCGTTCGGTGCAAGAACTCCACCTAAATATGCGTTTGTTCTCGTATAAACTAAAGAATAAGTAGAAACAACGCCCGCCGATGACACCTTTTGACCCCTATTGGCATTTAGGGGAATAAAATGAACATCTCCATTTGGAGACAAAACACCGCCTGTGTAAGCACCTGCTGTCGTATAAACCAAAGAATAAGTGGAAACAACGCCTGATGCGTTTACTTTTTGACCTCTATTTGCGTCTTTGGGAATAAAATGAATGTCGCCATTTGCTGCCAATGCGCCGCCTTGATACGCATCGCTTGTGGTGTAAACCAGTGAATAAGTAGAGACAACACCAGAAGAATTTATTTTTTGACCAACAGCGGCTCCATTAGGGATAAAGTGTATATCTCCGCTAGGGGCAAACACACCACCCCAATAACTGCCACCTGTATAAACCAAACTAAACGTACTTACCACACCCGCAACACCGTTATTCCTAAAAGTCACCCCAGCGTTGATGCTCTGGTACAAGTTCTTCTGGAAGTTGTCGAATGCTACGCCATCCGTGCCAATAGAACTGTTGTCCCCTGTCGGCGCTGATCCCTGTGTGTTCTCAGAAGGCTGCGGTACGTAGACATCTTTCGTCCCCGCCGCAAAGTCAATCACAGATCCGGTAGACGAAGCCAGCACGGTATCGCGGGATAAGGTCGTACCACTAGCGGTATACGTGCCTATTCCTACTTCCCACTGAGTTCCACCTACGATGGTGTAATAGGTCTGATTGCCATCGCCCACGCCGGAAAAGTTCTGATAGCCAGTAGATGCTGCCCCTAGCGTGAACGTACCTGTCCCTGTCGTGGTGCTCGTAACTTTTATGCGATCTTTGGTAACAAACGCCATGACAATGATCCTAGAACTTGTTCAGGAAAGAACTGAGGCAGACACCGGGGCCGAGCGGCTGACCGGGATTGGTGGAGATTTGCATACCTCTTGAAGCTATTGCAGGAATAAAATAAATATTTCCATTTGGAGATAAGACGCCACCTTGATATGCGCTCGGCACAGTAAATGCAAGAGAATAAGTGCTAACAACGCCTGTTGCTGAAACTTTTTGCCCTACAGGAGCATCATAGGGAACAAAATGAATGTCTCCATTTGGAGCTAACACACCACCAAAATAACTATTAACAGTAGTTCTAATTAATGAGTAGGTAGACACAACACCTGTAACTGATATTTTTTGCCCTCTATCTGCATAGGCCGGAATAAAATGAATATCTCCATTCGGTGATACAACACCCCCGCAATAAGCAAGAGGAGTTGTATAAACCAAAGAATATGTAGAAACGACTCCGGCTGATGATATTTTTTGCCCTACTGCCGCCCTATGAGGAACAAAATGTATATCACCATTAGGGGCTAATACCCCGCCTGCGTATGCATTTGTTGTGGTGTAGATCAACGAATATGTTGATACAACGCCAGCAGTTGAAATTTTTTGTCCTCTAACTCCGCTGTGTGGAACAAAATGCACCTCTCCGCTTGCTGACAAAACACCACCAAAATAAATTTCTGATACGGCTGTGTAAGCCAATGAATAAGTAGAGACAACGCCAGAGGCGTTTATTTTTTGACCTACCGCGCTTCCAGCAGATAACTGTCTGGGAATAAAGTGAATATCGCCATTAGGAGCAAGAACACCTCCTGTATAAGCGCCAGTAGTTTGTATCAAGGAATATGTTGAAACAACACCAGTAATTGATATTTTTTGCCCAACGGTAACGCCACTGTATAACACCATGTGAATGTCGCCGTTAGGCGCTAAAACACCGCCCGCATACTTGTTGCTTCCACTTGTATCAGTTATTGCATACGTGCTTGTTATGCCGTTTGTATTATTGTTCCCGAACGTCGTGCCACCTGCCACACCGTTATTCAACGCTGCTTGGAACGCTGTCCAGCCTGAGAGATCAGTACCTATCTCACTATCATCGCAGTACGGCACACCTAGAGGCATCGCCGCAGCTGGGTAAGCACACAACACATCTTTAGTGCCTGCCGCAAAGTCTACCTTCGCGCCACTGTTGGAAGAGCCAAATACCTGTGTGCGGAAGAGACCTCGTCCACTTGTGGTAGCAAAACCGATACCGACTTCCCACTGTGTTCCACCTACGATGGTGTAGTAGGTATTATTACCCCCAACATCATATTGCGCTACAAACGCATCACTTATTCCATCATCTACAACATACATCAATGAACCATCTGGCTTAAAAAACAAATCTGTGCCAGTTATTGATCCGCCTGATGTAGTTAGCGTAACTTGTGATTGATAGGAAATTGTTGAAACATTCCAAGCGGTTGATAACTTGTAATACCCAAGCTGATCATTTGCTGCCAGAATAAACAGAGCCAAACCGTCAGGTTTAAAAAATAACCCACGCGTGTTCGATCCAACCGTTAAAACGCTACCGCTTTGAAGATAAGAAGCCGTGCTTATATTCCAAGCAGAAGACAAATCATATTCATATACGCTTTCATTAGAGCCTGCCACATACATTTTTAATCCGTCAGGCTTAAAAAATATTGAGAAAGGATCAGTTTCTTGCGTGGCTACAGAAAAATTTTGAAGAAAACTGGCTGTAGTAATGTTCCAAGCAGATGACAAATCATACTCTTTGACAACGTTTCCAGAGCTGTCAACAACATACATTTTTAAACCATCTGGCTTAAAAAATAACCCTTGTGCATTAGCACTTACTGAAAAATTTTGTAGATAAGTGGCGGTCGAAACATCCCATGCCGTAGACAAATCATATTCATTAACAATGGAAGGCCCTGCAACATACATTTTCAAACCGTCTGGCTTAAAAAACAAGCCTTGCGGATTACTTACTTGAGCAAAAACACTAAATGATTGGTCGTAAAAAGTAACAGATGTGTCCCATCCACTAGATGGACTACCAATCACAGAAAAATCTTGATACCCCGCCGGAGCGGCACCAAGGGTAATCGTCCCCGTACCTGTTGTCGTGGTAGTGGACTTGACTCTGTTTTTGAGTACGAGCGCCATTAGGTGACATTCCCTGTAACAACACACACAGTGCCAGATACGAACAGTATGCTTGCAATACCACGAGTCGCTAGTGTCATCGTCGCCTTGTCAGTATCCGTTCCAGCAATATAAGCCGTCGTGATCGAGCAAGTAATCGTAATCCCTGCGGTCGTATTGTTGAAGATGATGACCGCATCACCCGCAGAAAACGTCGCATCAGGGATCGTAATCGAGCCGCCAGAACCAACGCCCACCACTCGACCTACGTCTGAGGTCTGCAGGCTGTAAGAGGTGGTTTTATCAGCTACCGCAGGAATGTTCCTAAACCCGAGCGAAGAAGCCTCATCCGGCAGCGTATAGGTTCTTGCAGCGGTTGGGCCAGAGAATGTCAGGGTTTGAGATGCGATGGGAACCGTTGTATCCGAATCAGGGAAAGTCACCGCCCTGCTGGCTGACAAAGTTCCCGGCTGTAATGTCACGCGATACGAAGAACTACCACCAGCTCGACCTGCCAGAATCAATCCGTCTTGTGTCGATGTCGCCGTGCCAAACGTCTGGCCTGTTCCGTTATAAAAGGTGTTTGCGCCTGTAAAAGCGTTATTACCGGCTAACGTCACATCCCCAGAAGCACCCGCAGCAGAGGCCAGCAAAGTCACCACACCCGAGGAGTTTTCGCAGTACAGCTTCATGTCTGCGATGTTCAGCCCTAACTCTCCGGGGGCTAGGTTCCCAGCAGTAGGAACAGCCGAACCCGTCGTGCTGTGGTAGATGACAATCGGCGTATATCCGGCTTGTGCCATTTCTTACTCCTTAGAACGTCCCACCGGATATTCCGGCAGTAATCGCATTAGTTGATGGATTGTAGGTAATACCGGCGTCTACTCCAAGTGCCTGATTGCCAGTGGTGGAGGCAGCAACAAACGGAATGAAGAAGTCAGCATTCGTCGTCGTAGATGTTGTGCCGACGTTCGTAGCGTTGGTCGCCGTCGTAGCGGAACCCACAGACAGGGTGCTCTGAGCCACGTATTCAGGCGCTGCAGCCCCTGCCACTAAAACATAGCCTGTCGCCCCAAGACCGAGCTTAGACAGCGTTGCAGAGCCACTCGCATAGATCAGATCGCCTGCGGTGTAGGTTGTCAGCCCTGTGCCACCATAGGCTACAGCTATCGTCGTGGCGTTCCAAGTGCCTGCGGTCAGCGTATTGACACCCGTAATGCCAGTGTATGAGCCGCTGATACGTGCCGAATCAATCGTCCCAGAGGTAATCTGACTAGCTGCAATCGCAATTGATACATCCGTTGCGCTGGTGATCTGACCCTGAGCATTGATCGCCAGCGTAACGGCGGTTGCCGCACCACCATAACTACCTGACGTCACCCCAGTGTTGGCAATATTGAACGTATACGCCGGAGACTCGGAAAGCCCCGTTCCCGCTGTATAAGTCAGCGGTGCGCCAAACTGCGTGAAGGTAATGCCTGTCGTGCCTACGATAACGGGTAGCGGTGTCTGCTGTACCCACGAGGTATTGGCGTTCGCAGTACCCGAAGTAATCAGGAAGAAGTCACCCTGATCAATCTGATCAACGCCCGTACCTGCTGTATCAAAATCGGTCGCCCGAGTTAGGATGTAAGGGCCACCAGCGCTTCCCGCTGCAGACAGCGTATAAACGCCGTTGTGAGCCGAATTCGACTCATTCTTGACCAGAATCCGGGTGCCATCGTCAGCAGGCGAGGTAAACGTATACCCATCAACCGTAAGCGCTCCGTTGACGTTACCCGTCAATGTCGCACCTACCCCAGATACCCCGTTGTTGTACGTATTCGCAGCTAAAGCCGCAGTTGTCGCGTACTTACAGGCTTGGTGGAAGTTGATACCTGAGGCAATCGAATCAGCGTAGGTCTTGTTGACGATGTCGTTGCCACTGCTCGGAGGCGTGGTAATCGTGCCCGTTGTCATCGCCACCGAGGTAAAAGTACCCGCAGCCGGTGTCGTACCACCTATGGTCGTGCCATTGATGTTGCCACCAGTGATCGCAACCGAGGACGCGGCTTGCGTAGACATCGTTCCCAAACCGGTAATATCGGTGTTTGGGATAGTCGCCGCAGCCGTAAATGCACTTACTCCGTTGCCTTTTACGTAACCAGTTAAAGAAGTTGCGCCTGTACCGCCGTTGGCAACTATTAAGGTGCCGCCTAGCGTCAGAGTTCCCGAAGATGTAATCGGGCCACCAGTGACCGTCAGACCAGTCGTACCACCCGATCCATCAACCGAAGTAACCGTACCCGCACCGGCAATCGCACCCCAAACAAACCCCGAGCCATCCCACTTCAGGAACGTATCGGCAGAAGTCGGGGCTACGGTGAAGCTGGTTGAATTCGGGCCGAGTTGATACAGAATCTGGTTTGCGGCACCACCGATGACGTTCTCTGAGCCCGTGATCGTGACGTTAGTCGCAGAGGTAATCCGGCCTTTGCTATCAACCGCAAACTGCCCTACCTGTGTGCCAGAGCCATAAGTACCAGCGGCTACACCCGAAGCATCCAAAGAAATTGTCGGGTTGCCCAACAGGCCATCGCCATCAGTAACCGCAACCTCACCTGCCGTGCCGGTGATCTGCACAGCCCCCACGGAGGAGCTGTTCTGCAACACTAGGATGCCAGACCCGCTGAGGCCATTTATAGAGCCTACAGGGCCATTTAGCGCGATGACTGGGTTACCAGCCACCCCGTCGCCATTCGTGACTGTAACGCCTGTAGACGAGCCTGTGAGCGTCCTTCCCACCACGGTGCTGCCGCTCGTCTTGGCAATCATCCCGTTAGTGGAGGATTCAAGGCTTCCAGAGGCACCGTTTAGGATGATTGAGATCGAACCCAGAGCGCCGGTGTCCGTCAGGCCTACGCCCGTACCGCCCTGCAACCTGCGCGAGTTTGGCAGCGTTGACTCAGTGTTAACGGTAATGAATGTCTGCTGTTGCGTCGGGGAATTAGCAATCGCCGCGACCGTCGTCTGGACGGTCTGCCCGTTCTGGCTAATCGGAACCGACTCCGTCCCAGTAAGCGACTGGGCGGCTGGTAATTGGGTAATCGTGACCTGTGCCATTATGGTGCCGTGCTAATAACATCCAGATTCCCGTTGTTCTCAGGATCATCTGTGTTTTGGTTAGTCGATAGTACAAACCCAGTTGTCGTCACAATATCATTCGGATCTACCGCCACGCTAACATCAGGGCGCGGGAACCGAAGCGTGATCCGCTCAGTCTTTCTAGCCGGTAACCGATACGGGTCAAACTGGTCTTTACAGTTATGACTACAAACCATCAGCCCCGGAAAGTTCGGGTCTTTTGACAGATCGGCGTGCGGACGCTTCATCTTACAGCGATCGCAGACTGCAATCGCTATGTCCGAGTAACCTAGTGTGTCAAGAAACCTCGGCATAACTACCTCGTGTATACCGCGATGTTCGGTGCCAGATAGATCGGCGACTTATCCCGCTCTTCAGACTCAGCCAGAGATAGATACTTCTCCGCCTGCATCTCAAGATACTGAATTCGAGCCATATCAATACCCGGCAACTCCATCGACATCTGGTGCGCCAACATGTTCTGTACCGCTAAATACCAGCGATCAGGGATTTCTAGCTGCCCGTCTAAGGCACCTACGTCCATCACCTGACGCGAATACCACACCACCATCTGCACAAAAGGGTCAGAAGGCGTAGGCCATAGGTTGATCTGCGGTCTCGGAATAGTCCGGTTGAACCAGAATTGATACGGCTGGTTCGCAGTAAAGTTCTTGTTCGGCAAAGACACGTAGTCATCCCGGTTCAGACGCGCCATCGGGACTTCTCGGCTGTTATTCCCTACATAGAACTCGCGCACCTGCAGCGTATTGCCGCCAGTCTCGCGCATCCGGTAATACTGCTTACTCGCACCCGGATCAATCTGGTACCAAATCCACTCGTTATCGACCCAAGTCGTTACTCCGGTGTCTTCGAGGAGCGTCCAGCTCGAACCGTCATTGGAAACTTCCAAAAGGATGTCAAAGTTTCCTGATACGCCCGGAAGAATACCAATAGAGCCAGCGTAGATAGGGTTATTAGTGCCATAGTTCACCGAGATGTTGCCGTTAGGCGATGTTTGAACGCAAACCGTATCGATATTGCTGTCAAACGCATTATTTGCGATGCCAGAAGACGCCGAATACCCCCCTGTTGGGCGGTTCATCGTGCGGTAGTTGGCATTTAGGACGTCAATTGAGCCCAAAGGCAGCTCATAGATGAACTGATCAGCCTTCAGACCAAAGACTTTTTGCCCAATCGCCCAATAATTGATGCCAATATTGGAAAGATTAGATAAGAGATAGAAAAGCGACTGCTTGGCTGAGTAAACTTGCTCCGAAGTCAGTTCTTCAGCCAGTTTTCCAGCGCGTCGAGCACCGTGGTCGATCAAATCTTGCACTGAAATGACCGTTTGACCGACTGTTCCAGAGTAAGCCATGTGCTTTCCTTACCATGAAGGGCATTTAGACGATCTCTTACCGCCTGAAGACATCTTGCAAGTCGCCTTACCACCACTCTTCATCGCCTGACCAGTCGCCTGCGAAGTAGGCTCTGCAGCCTCTTGCGAGTATTCTGAGTAAGGACGGAAGTCATTTGTCGCGGGAGCGAAAGCACTAGCCTGCCTTACAACGTCTGTCATAGCGCCGGGATTACCAGCAGTGCTACCGGGGATTGTGACTGATGATTGCTCACCTTCAGTTACAAAGCTGCTCAAACCACCAACAGCCATCTTTTTACCTTTTTTCATATTCACCTCACCAACCGGGACAGTTCCAACGCTTCATCGAAGCCCTTGCGCGTGATCCACGTTCGCTCTTCTCAGCTACAGGCCCCATACGCGCACAGAATGAGTCCCTACGTTTACCGCCCTCCGGTTGCGGAGCCTTCAAGTCACTACCCGTCTCACGGTTGTACTTCGCCCGACCCTTCGCTGTCAATCCAGCGCCCTGATCTGCAGGCAACTTCTCACCGCGACCAATAGCTAAAGATACGCCACCATTTTTTTTTGCTTCTGGCAGCTTACCGTAGGCCTTCTTGCCGACATTAGACTGAGTGTACTCAGCCGCAACATCAGGCGAGATACCTACCCGCTTGGCAATCTTAGGGTTGTGCTCAGCCGCCTTCATCAAGCGGAACTGAGATTTAGACTTGGCTGGCATTTAAGCCACCTGCTGAATGCTGAGAATGATCGACGGAATTGCTGGATACTCAGCCGTGCTCGGCAGATGCTCCAACGTCACCGCAGCGTTAGACTTCAACCAATAAATCTCTACATAGTCGCTTGAATTTAGGCTAAAGAAGAGGTTCCAAGCGGCTACGCCATAACCAAAAATACTTGCGCTCTTTCGCGCAGGTATCGTCACAATCGTCGCTGAGTTAGCCAAATCTGATCCATTTACCTTGAACCAAATCGTCGCCTCATGCTGGGCGTTGTCGGTGTTCTTTAGTTGAGCGCTGAACTGAAGATCGTAAATGCCAGTGTTTGGCACCGTAAATTTGCTGTTATCAACTAGCGTGATCGAATCTGCTATGTCTTGCGTATTGAAGGTAATCACCGCGCCAGCAGTCGTGCTACCTGTCTGGTCAGTTGAATCACTCCACGAGCCATACGATCTGGATACGCTGACAATATCCGCAACCGTTGTTTTTCTATTGTTGCCGCCCTGAACGATTGGGACTAACTCTGTACCAGTCAATGGCAGAGTTGCCGCAGTCATTGCTGAAATCTTCGTGTCTGCCATTTAGGACTCCAACTCAATTTTGTCGTCGTTCTCTTGTAGAACGTAACCGGAGCTTTCCATCAGTATGTAGTACGGGCCTCCGGGTGGTGGCACAGGCCCTCTCACGATAACCGACTGCCCACCTACATCATTGCCATTACCAGCGCTTGCGTCAGCGACAACGCCCGTTGCAGTACCCGGATAGGTATTCGCAAAGTTTGCTACGTTCTCAAAACCGACGCCGCCAGCCATTACGCAATGCCTGCCTGAATCAACTTCAACGTAACAGTGCCATCGCCTGAGTTCATCGTCACACGAATAGCCGTCACTGGGAATGCGTAGTTGCCATCAGCATTCGCAATAGCACCAGCTACTGTCGGATGCGGGAACCAAGTAGAAAAAGCAACCGTAGGATCGTCAAAGGTGTGCTGAACGGTGTAGTCAACAGTGCCAGACTTCACAACACCAAACCCAACATTGAACGGTGTCGCATTCAGGTTCATGACAATCGGGGTGCTTGACCCAACGCCTGTTTGGGAAACAGTCTGTAATTTCATTTCAAAGCCCCATAAATGACAGGGAGCCGAAGCCCCCTGCCTTATTTAACACGCACCGCCGTAGCGCTTTTTCGTCGGTGTTACTGTCCGACTTACTTCGCGCTCAGTAGTTGTTACCGAGCCAGAACCCTGCAAACCCTTCTTCAGCTCTTCGTATCCCTTCCGTAACCGATCTGGAAGAGACCTCAGTGCATCCACTGGGTTTTTCAAAGCATTCAACATAGCCTCGCGGTCAGCTTGATTTTCAGCTTTTTCATCCGCATAGAATCTGTCGTAAGCCTTGGCTTGCTCTTTGTCAGACATGCCACCTTCTGCGTACTTTCGTACTTTGCCACCCTTTTTATAGGTGCCAGACAGTTGGTTGATGCTGACAGGGGTGGGCGGCTTTTTGTAACCCTGAGGCATAGCAACCGCTTTGCCTGAGTCGTTTACCGATCCACCCCTAGCAAACTTTTTTAGGGCACCACCCTTCTTAAAGCCGCCTGCATTGCCCTTGCGAACCTCACCGGTAGTCGTGTTAGTTACGCCCGGACGGGAGCTGCTGACGTTACCCTCAACGCCACCACCCTTGGCATACTTATGAGCCTTGCCACCGTGCTTGTAGCCACCACCGTTGCCCATCTTCACATCGCCAGTCTTAGCCGGTGAATGATCAGGCTTAGCAGTGTGCATCAAAGTTTCATCGTACTTTTCAGCACCCTTCTTCGATGCGCTCACAGGAATGACGCTGCCGCCATTCTTGTAGCCACCCTGATCCATCGGAACACCGCCGGTCTTCAGGCCTTTGTGAGCCTTGGAAGCAGGCAAAGCAGCGTGCTTTTTGAGAGCTTCGCCACCGTCTGCCTTCTTACGACCCATCATCGCCTTACGACGCGCAGCCATTGAAGGAGCAGCAGGAGCCGCACCACCAACAGGCCCCGGAGGCAGGCCAGCGCGAGAGAGAACGCCTGACATACCGCCGTCAGCCATCTTCTTGCTGCCTGTGCCGTGATCTTTAGCCTTCATCTTAGGCATAGCTACATGCCCACCCTTTTTGAGCTTTAGCTCGATGCTAGGCTCGGTGGTCATCATTTTGACCATTGGTTTGAACTGGCCCATAGTGTGGCTCCTCAAACTTTCTGAGCATACACAACGGTCAGACGAACAATCGCCTGTGTTGTGCTGATCGTGCCATCAGGATCAAGCGTGATGACAACTGATTGCGACGTACCAATGTTTGACATAGCCGTCAATTGAGCCGCCGTAAAAGTCAGTGCTATACGACCGCCAGCGAAAACATCTGTTGAAGATACATATTGCGTACCCGCAGCAGCAGTTCCGATGGTCATTGCAATCGCAGTAGCAGTGCCACCACCAACCGCTTCATTTTGAACCACATCAACGTAGAAATCGATGATCTGGGATGAAGCTGGAAGGGTTAGCGTCGCACTGGTAGCAGTACCTGCGGCTGCAGTAGTAACGGTAGTGGTCTGCGTCATTACAACGAAGCCACCATCAACCGTATCGGTCAGCGTGCCTGAACCAGCGCGAAGCGTCGAACCAAAATAGGTTTGCATTTCATTTCTCCTATTAGGAGGGGAGCCGAAGCTCCCCAATTGGTTTAGACGCCCGGAGTGCCGTACATGGCACGTGGGTCAGTGAAGCCAACGTCGTAACGCTCGGTTGCCTTGTAGCGCATCGAGTCAGTTTCAAAGTCACCTTCCATCGTCTTCTCCAGACCACGGCGCATCATCAGCTTCATGCCCTCTGGAGCGTCAGTCTGCACCCACCAAGCGGTCGAAGAAGTCAGACGCGACAGAACTGCAGCGCCTTCATCTAACAGGCCGATTGACTTGATTGGGTTGACGTCATTGTTCGCGTTACCAGAACGCAGAACCGACTTCAGCAGAACTTCTGCTTGGAAGATGTTGCCGGGGGCAACAACAAGCTGACGAGGAACCAGACGGATCTTCTTGCCGTTGTTGTCAACTGCCTGACGAATCTGGATCAGCATCTGTTCCAGAGAAGTCTGCGACAGGTTTGCAGCAGTCGTCAGCAGGTTGCTGAAGGTGCCGTTGACAATCGGATGCGAAGCGGAGTTCAGAGGAACGCCGTCACCACCCGGATAGGCTGAGTTGAACGCACGGTTCAGCACGTTTGCAGACAGCGTCTCTTTCGTCTCGATCAGCGACTGTGCCAAGTGCTTGGCATAGACTTGACCGATACGGATGTGATCACCATCTTCTACCAGCACTTTGGTCAGAGCAAATGCCAGACCATAGACCGAGTAGACATAGCGCTTCAGGAACAGCACGCCGCCCTGCTGATAGGTAACAGGAGTACCGTCAGGCAGTTGCGGAGCAGCGCCGAAACCATACAACACTGGCTCTTCGTGGTAGTTACGTGGGATACCTTCTTGCTCACGGAATACGCGAGACCATTCATCAGTACGCTGATCGTAGACACCATCAAAACATTCATTCAGGATAGGTTCGACTATGCTACGAAAGTCGGTACTTCTCATTGGGGCTGCCATGATTCATGCCCTCCTTTAAATAGCGTTAATCGCAGCAACGTACTGACTGAGAGCAATCTGTACTTGCACGATAGGGTAATCATCGCCCCAAGCATTGTCCGGGTACGGAGCAATGTTGATGACACGCAGTTGGTTAGTCGCGCCGCTACCAGCACCAGTGGTGCTCATTGCAGCAGACGACAGACCAGTCGAGGCCGAACCAGCAGTTGGGTTAGAAACATCGAACTGATCACCAATAGCAACCTGAGTCAGGGTGCCAGCAGCTTGGATCTCATAAACGATGTTAGGGTCTTGGTAGTAGTACGCAATCACCGAACCAACTTGGAACGATTCGTTCGCAGGCCAGAAGTTCGACACGCGACGACGACCTGTGGCGTCAGTCCACTCAACGCCAGCAAAGGCACCGAGGAACGCTTCCGACGAAGAGATGTTTTCAATGTAGCCGCCAGTGTTCATCTTGACGGGCGCACCCTTGAAGATGTTCGAGGCATAGCCAAGCGAGGTGTTTCCACTGGTGGAAACGGTTTCAATACCGTTAGCCAGAGCAACTGCACGATCCAGACCGGAAGGATGGAATGCAGGGCGCAGGCCAAACGGAGCAGCAGTAGCAGACATAATTCACTCCATTAGGTTTCAAGACCTACCCATGAAACATAGGGGCAGGAATCGGTTTGTCAATTTGCTCCAACCCGTCGCCTTCGACTTGACCGAGAGCTTTGCCTCGGCTATCGCGTCCAACTTGAGACTCCGCCTGTACCTTGATCTTATTCGCTTCTTCCAACGGTTGATCGTGGTGGAAGTGCGCCATGATGTCTTGGTACGTATCCATAGGGATCTTAAACAGCAGCATCTCATTGCACGCGACATAACCGCTATGTTCGCCAGCCTTTACGCGCCAATTCTCGTACCCTTTGACTTCATCCGCCATCACTGGGGTGTAGCCAAGGCGCAAGCGCTTATCGATGCTGTCGTAACTGTTGGTTGTCGAAAGCCAGCAGACGTGCCATCCGGGCAGGTCAGGGGCTGGCGGCAATGCGCTTTGTACCCATTCGTCCTTCCACATCTTGCGACGTTCTTCGGCGGATACAAACATTTCCTCCGGTGCCTCTCGACTTGAGTCAAGACTAGCGCGTGATTCGCGCCCACCAGTATTGAGGGATTTCTTTAAACGACTGTCCATAATTAGCTCCTTTGTCCGTTTTTACGTGCTTCCACTGCGTAGCGCCTGATCATGCGAGCCCGTTTCTCCGGGTTATCCCACATGCCAGCCTCTTTCATCGCCCGGACTTGGTCTGGGTTCAAAGTGAAGGTACCTCGACTGGCACCCGCACTAGAGACTGATTCGCGCCCTCCGCCTGTCACCACATTCTTTGGACGGCTTTTCTGGGGTCGTTCTGCTTCTATGATGTGAGTATAACGATGCGGTAGCACTTTTGACAAGCGTTTGTCAAGCTCATCCCAATATTCTTCTGACTTGGGATTCCAGCCTTCTTCAGCCAAGGATGCGTCTACTGCCAAGGCGATTTTTGAGTCGGTATTTCCACCCATCGGGTCGTACCAATCGCCGTGACTTTCCATCCACTCGTGCGCGTACCGCTGCATCTGTGGATCCTGCTGAATCGGCTGCTGGGCAGGCTCCTGCACTGACCGACGCTTAAACTGCTCAAGCGCTTCAGCCTGACGACGAGCCTCGTACACCATCTCCTCAGCCGCAGTTAGCAGATCACCGTCACCAGCCTCAGCCGCCTCCTTCATCTTGGACTTGGCGTACTGGATACGCATCTTCTGGTCTTCAATCGCCTTATCAATCCGGGCGAGATCTGAACCAGTCTGCTTGCGCTCCAAGGCCGACAGACGTTCCATCAGCTCACTGTTCTGCCGCTGCAGGTTTTGCAAGCGAACGTCTTTCTCGGCAGAAACTTGTTTGTGGTATTCCTTACGCGCTTTACGCTTAGCTCGACGCGCAGCACGCATCGCCTCCGCTTCAGGGTCTACCGCACCACCCTCGGCAATCTCAGCCGCAGCAGCAGCGTCATCCGCCTCGTCAGAGCCCTCATCCTGCGCTTGCTGCTCAGGAACCTCTTCTTCCATCAAATCAGCAGGCAGATCGATTATTGCCGATCCATCGCTTGCTTCTTTGACAATCAATTCGTCTTTATTCTCACTCATACGAAAGCCCTCATAGACAGAGGATCGCCTGTTACTTTGGCAATTACCTCATGATCATTGAACACTGCAAAAAGCGCAGGATCTTCATCCGGCTGGCTCTCAACGAGAACTTCCCAGCGATCACCGCCCCACTTAGGGACGCGAATAAAGTCACCCTCCTCGCACCACGAGCCCTCAGGCCACGGTTCCATTGTGTCGCGCTTCTTGAAGGCCAAAGGGCCTACTGCGATAACCTTAGCCACCATGTTCTGCCACTTCTCGGTCTCCTTCGTCTCTTCGACTAGGATGATCCCCGCAGAAGTTGCCTTCTTTTTGGCACGGCGTAACTGAACTAAGATTCTTGCTCCAAGAGGTTTGGCACCGGGATCAACCGTGGGAAATGCCCACTCGATTTCAGCTTGGTCAAAAGCTACCGGCTCATTCATCTTCATCTGCTTCCTTTAATAGATTGTTAATAATGTCCAAGGCATCTTGCAAGCCTTGGTGATTGCCTACCAGCCGTTGATACGAGTCAAACGTAGGGGCGTGCCCTTGTGCAAGGCTTAGCTGAATCTTCGCCTGCTCGTTCTTCAGCGCGTCAATCAGGTCGGACACATACCTCATGCGTTCGACTTGTCGATGCCCTTACCACTGAAATTACCGTGGTCGCTGTTAGCCTCTGGCATCGTCGCAGAGCCCTGCTCCTTGAGCGTCTCGCCAGTTACCCACGCGCCCGCAGCCATACGCTGATGTTGCTTAACCAGCTCTGACTGTTGATCCTTATCAGTTGTCGCCATTACAGACTCCCTAAAGTGCGTTGTGCTGCTTCTTGCAGCGAAATAGCAGTGTCTTCCTGCTCCTTACGTAGCCGGTCTGCATCGAAGCTAATCTTTGCAGTGGCAATACGTTCTTTCGTGAGGTTGTCCTCAGCATTCTTGGCTATGTCGATCTTCTGCTCGTCTTTCTTCAGAGCAATGTCAGCCTGATCTCGTGCAGCTCGACGCTGTGTCTCAGCCAGCGACGACTCCAGTACCGCCTGAGCCTGCGGGTCAGCCAACAGACGCTTCTGCATCTCAGCCTGCGCCTGCGTCATCTGCTGCAACTGCTGGCTCAACTGCTGCAATACTGGCAACACCTGAGCAAACACCTGCTGGCTATCCATCGCCACGTGCTGAGAAGCCACCGCCACAGTACGATCAATCTCTTTAGGCGCATCGATGTCCGCATACTTCTGCAGATTGATCTCCGTGCCGGATGTTGCGTATTGGTTAATCTGATTCGTGTACCAGAGCATCATGTGCTGCTTGGCGTGCTCGATCACCTGAGGGATGAACTTCTGAGCGAACAGCGGATTGGAACCAAAGATCGGATCCTTAGCAAAATCCAAATGCGCTTGGATGTGCGCTAGGTGGTCTTGGCGGGGATAAGCGAACGCAGGCTTACCAAGTGCCATCGCAGCGTTTTCGTCGCTTGCAGCGGCCTCTACGGGCTTCGCAGAGGCAGGCATGAGCTCGTTTACGTTCGGAATCTTCGCCTGCTTCAGAATCCTAGTGATCACCGCAGCCTGATCGAACATCTGCGGGTACTTATCCATCAGCGAAATGACCATCTGGGTCTGCGCCATACGCTGGGATTCGCTAAAGATATGCGGATCCGACACCGGAATGACGTCAGAATTCCGATTAAAGTCGTCTCGGCTGATCTCTAGCTCGGCAACAACGTCGCCTTTCGTCTGATCGTCCAGATACCAGCGGTTAATCCGACCCAAAATCATCAAAACGCGCTTCTGAGACTCATGTAGACGCGCATGGATCGCCGAAAACACCGCCGCGCCCTGCTCAATCATCGCCAAAGTCGTGCCAACAGGCGCTTGTGAGGTCACATCAGCGATTTTTTCCTCAGAAGTGGTGATCACACCCTTCGCAGCCTGCGTCAGCCACCCCAAAAGCTCAAAAAGTACCGGACTTGGCGGGTTAAATGGCAGCGGCATCGCTACTTTGCGGATGTCGTCCACTCCCGGAGCCGCTTCAATCTCCTTAACCTCAGTAACTTCGATCTGATCCGACTGCCCAGAGACCTTCGCCCCCTTCAGTTTGATCATCGTCGCCGAGTTATTGATGTGCGCGGTGTCTAAAAGCGCCCGTAAAGCACCCGTCAACGCAGCAGACAAGCCACCAATTAAGTGTGGCAGGCCAATCGCATACGCGCCACGCCAAGGGATGAACTTAAACTCGACAATCCAGTCGAGCTTCATCATCGTCTCATCGCCCTCTTCCCAGTTCCGGTACAAACCAACAACCTCAGAGTCCAACTCGTCGATCATCAGGATGTACGGAGCCGACTTGCCATTCGTCCGAGGGTCGTCTTCCAGCTCAAGGTACGTATAGCAGTGGTAAACGCGACGCAAGCCATCAATGTTCTCGCCACGCTTACGGCCTTCAATCTTGTCGTTCGCCTTCTCAGGGCCTGTAGGCTCAGGATCCATGCTGGCACGGATCAAGTCCACATCCTTGTACAGCCCGCGATCAATACGCGCACGGAACTCGTACTCGGTAATGTCCTGCATCTCAGTCGCACGCTGCGCCGTGTAGAAGTTCGAAGCAGCAAACGGCAACAGGATGTTGTCAATCGGCACGAACTCCGAGCAAGGACGCTTCTTCTGCTCGTCGTACCACATCTTCATGTACTGAGAGCCACCCATCGGGAGCTGGGTAAACATCTGCTCCTGCTCATCCCGATACTCTTCGATCTGCTCAGTCAACTGCCAGTTCATGTAGTCGCGCTTGCGCTCAGCCCTGTCAGTCTTCTCAGGCGTAACCTCACCCACAATCTTCGTGCGAGTTGGGCCATCAGGTGGAAACAGCTCTTTGATCGCCCGCGCAGCAAAGTCTACGCAAGCCTCAGCCATGATCGGATGCACCACCTTCGAGGCACCGTTGAAGTTCGCACCACCCGGCGCATCGTTCCCCAAGCCTGTACGACGCAATCCATCCTCGTACTGCTTGTCGCGCTCTTTGCGGTCTTCCTTATCCTTCTCGAACATCCCAAGATACTTGGTCGCAAGGACGCTCAGATCGAGGTCGTCAACCGTCTCGGCAAGGTTAGAGTAGAAGTCTTCGTCTTCTTCGGGGCCTTTGAACTCAGACTCGCGGACAATCGCAGAGCCATCCTCCAGCTCTTCAACTTCCATCTCGTCGTCTTCCATCTCAACTAAAGCACCACCGTCTTCAGTCTCCGTGATCCCCGCGATGAAACGACCAAACTCAGGGTCGATAGGCATTTCAGGCATGATGCTTTCCTCTAAATTGTGTGCTCAGGAATGATCCGACCAGAATCAGTGATGTCAGGATCAGTGTTAAATACGCCGCCACCGAAGGCCATGCGGTACTGTTGCTCAAGGTCGGCTTTAGTGACGCGACCACCGCGCTTCATACCAAGGAAGCGGAAGCGTTGTTCATCTAATTTGCTCATCCAGTTGTCGAGAATCTCTTGCGGCATCTCGTTCTCAACCGCCATCTTTTTTAAGTCATCCAAGGTGTAGAAGCCCGGCGGAATCTCTTGAGCAAAGCCCGGCAGCTTCTGACCTTCAGTCACTTTGAACAATCCCGTGTTATGTAAGTCGCCTACGTCTGACCATTGACCGCTCTTCACAAAGTCTTGGATGAACGGCATGTACTCATCGTTTGGCTTTTTATTTTGGAGGCCTTTGATTTGAGCAATTTTTTCTGACACGAGAGGGTTTTCATATAACCAATCATCCATCAGTTGAGCAATAGCAATTTTTTCTTCCAAAGCGGCCTCTTCGCTATATGGCCCAAACCCAAGCTCATCAGCTTTTTGCCTTCCAATTGCTTCGCCACGCGCACGAAGTTCTTCCTTGATGTCATCTGGAATGTCACTTCTTCTTCCAGTTTCTTTAATCGGCTTTGTTTCAATCGTCGCATGAGGCCGCCCGTCAGCATCCCTGAGTGAGAAGATGCGAGACCTACCCTCAATCACATCAGGGCAGTAGCCACCAACGCAGTGCTGGAGGATTTCGCCTTCGTACTTCAGGGCGTCTTCGACAACTTGTTTGCCAAAATAATTTTTTATTGCCTCTTCTGGGGTTGAGCCATAGTCAATCATTTTTCCTTCAGGCGAAACTAAACGGTACCCCTCCCGTACTATGTTCCCATTTCGGTCGCGTGATGGATCATGTTTAATAGAATATCCTTCCGGCAAATCCATATTTTCTGGCGCTTTGATCTCTACCCACCGCAGCCCTTGGTCGTTAGGAATGTCCGTACCCGGCACTACGTCGTAAGCCTTGTGCTCAACCGTCGCAGCATTCGCAGCACGCGCTGCATCTACTTCAGCCTTCTGACTAGCACGCCATGCGTTGATCTTGTCTACGTGCTCAGAAACTTGAGCCACGCTCATCTTGTCTAGGTCTTTGGACTTTAGCTGGAGGTAATCAGGCAAGCCTTGACTTGGACGTAGGGCGTTATCAATCTCGTCCATCATGTGGTCAAAGCGCAAGTCTCTTGCAGGCCTGCCAGAATTCATTCCATACGCAAGCGCTTCTGGGTTATCTACAGCAAACTGACCGCCTGCTTTTTCAAGACTTTCGCGCTGCAGTTGTTGAAATATTGTGTTGTATTCCTCCGGCGTTTTTGCTGCAAGCTGAGCCGACACACTGTTTTCAACGATAGGAATCATGTCTTTATAAGCGCCTTGCCGAATTGCCGAGTCGCTTAAATCTTCCCAATTTTTTGCAACCTCCGTTACACCGAGGTTTTCCTGTGGCATTTCAGCTCTTGATCTTGCGTCCCTACCTATTCTTTGCCTAAAGTCGTCGTGCCCCGGATCAAAATGCAAACCCTTGCGGTTGTTAATCAGCTCGCGCTCTTTCTGCAACTCACGCAACCTCGCCTGCGATCTGGTCAGCACTTCAGGATCAACGCCACGCGCCTGCTGCGCTTTGCGAATATCTGACCTGACCTTGTCGATCTGCTTGTCTTTGTCAGCCAGCAACTTCTTCTGCGTCTCAGCCCACGTATCCGCCTGCAAGCGCAAAGGATCAGAAGGCGTTCCCATCTGGTTTACGAGATACCGAGATAACTTCTTATCGACGAAGTTATTCATCGAAGCCACCCTCGCGGTCTCCTCCGCCTTGGCAGTCGGATTCATAACGCCTACTGGGTCGATCAGGCTCTCGTCGTAGCGCAGGTCTTTCAAATACTTCTCAGCCGCGCCCCGCACCCAGTTGCCACCCTCTGGCTTGATGATGTTCATCTGGTACGGTTCCATGCTCTTCTCAAGCGCGAACTGCGTCATCTCTTTCGCCGTCGGTGCCAACGCCTTACCCGTCTTCATCGCAGCCATACCAGCAAACGGTGCAGCCACCCCTGAAGTTATTTCAAACAACGGGCGCTCAGTGCCTGTGGTCAGCCCTGACTGCTTCATCAGCTCTTGTGCCGCCTCGGTGCCATACGGCTCATTAGGCGTCAGCGGAAACGCAGGCGCATAGCCCATCGGGGGAACCTTCTCAGGCCCCGTGTCCATCACCGACGCAGGCTTACGCATCCCCGGGATCTTTGTCTGCACGTAGTCCAACAGCTCACCGCCCATGCCAACAATGTCAGCAGGCGCACCCGCATACATCGCCACAGGGCCACGCATCAAGACATCCTGCACGGCACCCGGCTTCGACATTGAGCGCTTCTCTTTCTCGAACTGCCGCTTCAATGCCTCTAGCGCGTCGGTAATCGGCTCAGGGATCTTCAGCGGGGCAGGGCTGAACATCCGCTCTTCTTCTTCATCTTTCTTGAGCGGGAACGTCTGGCTGACCTCGCCGCCCTTCTTCATCTTGTGGTTGTGCTTAGCCACCGCCCAGCTCAACATCTCGTCAAGATTGGCAGGGCCACCGTTTGCTTTACGCACCGCCTTCTCAAGCAAGCGGTCAAGGTTGATCGGGCCACCCTCTTTCACGCCAATCAATGCACGGGCATCGTTCAAGACATTCGTCTCTAACTGATCGCGCCAATTTTGGGGGGTGACATCGTCAGGGAGTTCGTAATTCACAGTGCCGCCTTCGGCTTTCTTTTGCACCGACGCGCCTTTACCTGCGCCATGCAACTCTTTTAACTTCTCAAGATGATCAGATCCAACGAAGAACACGCCTTTCGGTTGACTTAACAACCATCGCTGCCGCGACTCATTCGCTTTATCCGCCATGTCTCGCGCCGAGGTTTTGCCAGATTCCCACATCAACTTCTCGCCGCGCTTTAAGAAATCCTCAACATTGCTTTCAGTCGCTATGTTCTTACTTCCGCTTAAAAACTCCGACCCCATTGAGCCAAGGAAGTTCTCAAGCTCCTTCCGACTGAAACGCCGATCCTTGAAGTATCCTACCTGACGTTGATTTTTTAGCAAGCTGTTGAAAATGGTGTCGTCACCGACGAGCGCATCTTTCTGCTTGTTGACATCCGTGTTTGTGAAGATGGTATACAGGTACTCAGGCGGATAGCCCTTCACAGACTTAGATGCGGCGTCATCCCATGAGCCTCTATATCTAATGTCGGGCAACCTATCACCACCAGAGCCTTCGTAGAAAGCCCCGACTTTGTTTGCCATCTCCTTCACATCCGGCGGCAACTCAGGTATCTGACCATGCTCTTGCCCAACGAACACCAGCCCCGGTCGTGGGGAATAGACAGACCCTCCATCAGCCTTCGGTACCGGATGCTTCAAGCCAGTCGGGTCAGCATACGGGCTCTTACCCTCTTTCTTGCGGCGCTCAGCGTGCTCAACCGCCTTGCGGAAAATCTCATCGGTCGGGGAGTTGCCAGCCAGCAGGTGCTCGATCTCTTCTTTAGATAGCGTCGGCACCAACAGCGGGAACTCGCCGCCCTCATTCTCAGCCGACATCTCGGTAGCGTAGCCATCGCTTGCAGGCAGGTAGCCAAAGTAGCCCGAGCCTTTAACGCCCTCGCCACTGTGTCGCATCCCATGGGGCGCTAAGCCCTCTTGGGTCTCGCGCATCGAAAGGTTAGCCGTTTTGCGTCTTTGGTCTGCCATCGTTACACCGCATAAGGATTACCCTTCTTGCGTCCGTAATATTCAACTTCCCGATCTTCCTCAACGTAAGGATCTATGTCAAGGAAACCCGCATCCCTCAAGTACCGTAGTGCTTGCGTGCAACTGTCTACAAAGTCATCGTGCGTTGACTCAGGGAAGCTGCAGATCTGACTCACGAACCCTTCAGCCCAGTCACGCACGTAGCCTTTCTTCACCGTGCTCTCAGGAATCCACACGCGCTTGTGCGCGATGATGTTTGCCACAATCGACAGCCGCTGTATCTTGTCCGCCCGTCCGGGGTTGTACGCCCTCACAGGCAGGTGCGCCCGCTGTAAGTCTTGGATCAGGCTAATCCCAGCAGCCTTGTCTTCAATAAGGACAAGATCCACCTTCTTTCCACCGACAAAGTTTCCTCGCTCTTCATCCTCGGGGTCAGCCCCATACGAAACTTTGAACTCCTCAAGAACCTTCGGACGGAGATCCGGGTACTGAAGACGGTCTTGCCACGCATCGATGAGCATGACAGACATCGGGCCGTCTTGAGGCTTAAAGACTCCCCAAGTGGTGGCGGCGGTCGGGTCATTGACAGTCTTTTCGGTATACGCGCAGTCATAGGATTGGATGATGTATTCGAATTTAGGGAAGGGTTTGTTGGCAGGCCACAGGCGGAAGTGCTCACGCTTGACCATGCCGCCCTCTTCGGGGTCGATCAGCTCAGCGTAAATCTCTTGCCGTCCTAGCTTAGTGCCCTCGTACTGAAGGATCTGCTTGCGGAAGTTATCAGCGAGGTTGTCGAGGTTCTCGTAAGTCGAGGCGGTCACCAGCGCTACATCGTCGCCGCTGCGGTCAACCAGATCGAGGATGAGATCCTTCGGCCTCGGGGTCGTGGTGCAGATCAGCCGCACCTTCTTACCTAGACGCAGGCCAAACTGCATCATGTCCCAAGCGTCCTGAAGGTACTCCCAAGCCGCCAGCTCATCGCACCAGCCACCGTGAAACTGCGGGCCTCGGAAGCGCTCAGGCTCACTCGCCGGGATGCCTTTGATCAGGCTACCGTTGATCAGCACGAGCTCATGCAGCGCCTTGTTGTAGTCCTTGATCAGCACGCTCGGGATCACTGAGAGCAGGCCGGAGTCGCCCTCGAAGCAGGTCGAGCGGACGTCGGAGGAGGTCGGAGCCGCCACAACCCATCGGGTCTCAGGATGCTGCCACGCCCACCAGCCGAGCTGTTCCGCAGCCGTCCGGGTCTTTCCAGCGCCTCGACCAGCCAGCAGCAGCCAAATGTCCCACCAGTCGCCCGAGGGCAGGATCTGGTACCGGTGCGCCTGCAGCAGCCACTTGGTGCGCCACTCGAATGC